ACTTTAATACGTAAATATCTACGAATACTATCAACACAAATATTAACTCAAGATGATGGTAATACATTATCTCAAAATGATATTAGTTTTCTAACTAGCGTTGCGCTCGGAAAAGAAGACCTCACTTTACAAGTGATGGGATTCGAAAGTAAGTGTTTTTCTAACGAACAAACAGACGATAGATTTTTTTTTCACTTACAATCTAAGCGGGAAGAGGAGGGTTTTAAAAGCGATATGAATAAAATAAATTCATTTATACCACTTTGTTACGAAAGTAACACAAATTATAAAGGACAACTTTTCGAGTTTAATGCTCAGAATAAGTTTCCTCAACCAAAATTTGAATATACTCAAAGAGGACTAGCTCACAATCCAATAATTGTTTGCTATGCTCAATGGAAATCATGTAATTGTGTTTTTGAAGCACATTCTAAGATTGATGCAACACAACAATGTTGTCATTTTATTATAGAATATCTTAGAAAAATAAAACACAATAGAGATAATCCACAACCTAGAGTTATTTCGAAACGAGATGATATTATTATCTCACCTAATACAAACCAATTTGAGTTTGGAGTAAAACCAGCATTAGATGATGGATTTACTCCTCAGGTGGAAGGAATTCATAAAGAACCTTCAACTGAACATCATTATTCTAGAGTTTTTCAACCCTATGTTAAAAATGATAAGTTATCACCTGATATTGAATTATTGATAACTCAAATGAGAGAGTATTTAAAATTGGAAGAGGATACTCGACCTTGCCACCCATTACATTATATGTTAACGGATAGTGATGTCATTACTGCAGCTCGACTAGCGAAGTGTTTTAAAGAAGGATCTTTTAATCCTTATGGGAATGGACAACAATCTCAATTACATCAAATGGTAATAACTAAACCTACTTATAAATTAGTAGGAAATGTTATGACATGTTTTTCAACATGTTTATTGCCATCTGCTGTTTCGATTTCAGGAACAGGAGAAAATGCACATGATGCATTTAGTGATTGGTTGTCACAAGTCGTAGAGTATATTAATACTTGGTCACCACCAACGAATCCCCGTATTAAGGAACTATTTAACCTTCTTAAACTTATAGACCCAAAACAACTACCTAATGATTATAGATTAATATTAGAGCAGCCTGAAGAAAAAGGTTT